ACGCCACCCGGATCCACCCAAACGCCACGCCCTAGGGAAAACACTTGCGAACCATTCGCACCTAGGCTTCCCCCCTGATCAGGAATAAGAACCACCCACGCGTGTGTTTCCTATTCGGCTGGCTGTGGCTGGCTGTGGCTGGCTGTGGCTGGCTGTGGCGATGGCGTGGCTGTGGCGTGGCTGTGGTTGGCTGTGGTTGGCTGTGGTGGATCTTAGGGGATGCATCCACACGTCAAAATTACAGATGCAAAGAAAGCCAGATGCGAACCATTCGCAAGTAGCCTAGGCGCATCGGATCCGCATCCCCTAAGCCACCCACTCGCATCCCCTAAGCCACCCACTCGCATCCCCTCAATGGATATACAATCTGACGCAAAGCCTTTGTTTCTATGGCGCTCGCAGCGATAACATGCGGATCTGTTGCAGGGCGGTAAGGATGGAGGCGCAAAAGAACTACTACGCATGTGCCTGCATCCTCTGTGTGAGGGTGGGACCGCCCCTGTTAGTGGCAAGGGGGGAAGTTCAGTTCGTGCTCTATCGGTAAGGTGATCACATTTTTCGGGAAAAACTATCGCTACCCTAAGCCCCCACAAGCCACCCTACAGCCCCACTGTAGTTAAACAGCAGGACTGGCCCGATTGTTGGGCTAAAGGGCGCGTAGGTGGGCTTAGGCTGGCTCTTAGAACCCTCCAGTCACACTGATGGTCCAGCCACGGCTACGCATAGCTGTGATAGCCGCTTCACCTGTGGCAGATGGGGCTGACCCACCAGACTGATTGAATGTGCCGTTAGATGTCGCAGCGGTGTTTATGCTTGTAAGGATGTTGTCGATGGAGGTTTGAGTTAATGCCGTGTTGTCGAATGCGAAGGCGAAGTCGATACAAGGCGTAGCGTCGAACATATTAGAGGGGAATGAAGTCAGCGAAGAGCAACCGCGCCATGCGTTTGTCATGTTTGTTACGGAAGACGTGTCGAGCAATGGGAATGAAGCCAGCGAAGAGCAACCGTACCATGCGTTTGTCATGTTTGTTACGGAAGACGTGTCGAGCACTGGGAATGAAGTCAGCGAAGAGCAACCGTACCATGCGTTTGTCATGTTTGTTACGGAAGACGTGTCGAGCACTGGGAATGAAGTCAGCGAAGAGCAAGCGTACCATGCGTATGTCATGTTTGTTACGGAAGACGTGTCGAGCACTGGGAATGAAGCCAGCGAAGAGCAACCGCGCCATGCGGCCTGCGCGGCTGTTACGGAAGACGTGTCGAGCAATGGGAATGAAGTCAGCGAAGAGCAATCGCGCCATGTGTTTGTCATGTTTGTTACGGAAGACGTGTCGAGCACTGGGAATGAGGTAAGGTAATTCATACCCCTCCAATAGGCTGAAAGGTCGGATACACCTCCATAGTCCCCACCGCCAAATGAAGCCTCGATTTCCTGCTTCTCTTTTATGGACAGAGATCCTTCTATACCAAAGAGACCAGTGATGTCAGGCCCCGGCCAGTAGGCACCGCCTAGTGTTGTTAAACCAGAAGGAAGAGATACACCATAAGTAGCTGTGCCCTCAGTCGTGCCGATGACCATGTCTCCCACAAGGCCACTACCGGGAACAGTGACGATCACGCCGTCGTCAACCCGGTCCATGACCAGCCTGTTCGGGGTCTCTTGGAACACAGGTTGCGTACCTGCGGAGCCTGTCTCAAGCTCGTAGCCATTGGGGCTAGAGTCCCCTGCAGTGTCAACAATGTCACCTGCAGTAGCAACAACTCCGGGAGCGCTCTCCACTGTCCCGGTCTCAAACTGATACCAAAAACCGAAGCGACCTGTGAATAGCGCTAAGACATCTACGGCCACTTCACCAAAGTATCCAGAGACCCGCAAAGGGGAAGCTACGACCCGGTTAAGGAGTTGCTTAAGCATTTAGTAAACCTCCACGGCGGCAGTGCCAGATGTGTAACCACCTGTGGCGATCCCGACCCGCAGGAACCAAGCGCTTGCTGGGGATGCAGTCAGCACGGTTGGAGCGGTGGTGTTGCCAATGTCGATCCAGTTGGTGGTGCCGTCCTTGGACAGCTGGGCAGACACTGTACCGACGAATGTGCCGGATACGGAGATGTCAAACCCTTTGTCACCCTGAATAAGCTGAGGGGACGTGAATGTGTTCTGTGCAGAGATGTCCATGTTTATTTCTTTCGTTGCTGTTGCTATGTCCCCTCGGAGGGGTAGGATGTAATCCGACCACGCAGAGGGGGGCCTCAGCTGGCTTTCGTGTAAACGGCACCACAGCATCCACACACCACGGTCTTTGCGGGGGTGAACGCCATAGGGCGATTGCAGTTGTTACAGGTCTTGGTGATGATGATTGTCACCGGGGGAAGTCCTTCACATAGATCAACACGCCACCTTTCCACAGGACACCTCCGACATCGCTCTGGACGATCCTGTCGATGTCATATGCCAGTGCGGCGATGCCTAGGAGGAACCCCACCAGCATGTAAGCTGTGGGTCTCATCTGAGGTCTCTCTTTAATGGGGGGCTGGAGGGGGTGCCTCCCCTCACCATAACCATGTCCATAGCTCTAGAGTAACTATAGGGTAACGGAGGGGGGCGGGGGAGGCTGGGGCTATGGTGGCGGGTAATTATCCGTCGTTCCACCGGGCGGCTTTCATGGCCAGCTCGATTGAGCCACCCATAGCGAGGATGTCGAGGCTGATGCCGTCCTGTCCGCTCCACGATGCAAGCTCTGCTTCGAGGATCTCAGCAGCACGTTGGTCCATCTTGTCTTCTTCGTTCTGGCCCATCTGCTCGACCCAGTAGGCGACACCGATAGCTAGGGCGTCCAGTCGGTCATCATAGGCTAGAGCGCCACGGGCTTTCGTGATCCGCGTGAGCTGGTACATGAGCTGCCTCTTCTGGGCCTGCTCGGTCGGGTAGTGCTGCGTGCTCTCCAGATCCTTACGGAGGACGCTGTCGCATAGGATCAGCTTGTGCTGGTTCATGACAGGCTCAAGGGTGTCGATGATCCGCGCCTCTTTCTGGGTGTTGTGCTTCACCTCTTCCAGCGTCATCGGATACCCGGCCTTCTTGAGGAAGGGTGTGAACAGCTTGGTGAACATACCGTCACCGAAGTTGCCCTCAATGATACCAGCGTTGCACTTGTTCCGCTTGGCGATCTGGGCAAGCTCTTCCATGACGGGGTCGTCGTACCCGCCCTGCATCCCGCCAGCCTCTGTCACGTAGAGGTAGCCGTTCAGCATCTTGACCACAGCGTAGGTGGTCTCATCCTTGCCGCGACCTGAGGGGTCAATGGCCAGCACGGATCCTTCGTAGGGAACCCAGTCGCCAAGCATGGCAGCGGGCCTGTAGTAGCGATCCCCATTGAGGCCAGGGCAGTGCATGTCCTTGAGGGTGTACATGGGGTCAGCGGACCAGATGATCCGTTCAGAGGCGACCTCGTTGTTCAAGCCAGTGATCAGCAGATCGGACAGCTTGAGAGGGTACTTGTCACGGTCGGACAAGGCTGTGTCGAGCATGAACTGCAGGGAGAAGCCAGAGCGACCATAGGAGGCCTCACGCTCCATGAGATCCTGATCATCGAAGCGGATTGGATCTGTGGGGTCACCGACCAGTAGCGTCCCTTGTACCATCTTTTCGAGGATCGTAGGGGCGATGGCTGCGAGGTAAGAGTTTGCAAGTCGGGTGCCCTTGGCGTCAGGCAGCTTAGGGGCACGTGCTGGCCAGATGCGGACCACGTAGCCACGCTCTGGGAGCTGGTTGTACAGGCTCTCTTCGGTCTGGGGGGTGCCAAGGTACTTGACGGACCCACCGGGCTTTAGAACCGCGTCAAACTCCTTCACACGCTCTGCCAGCTTGTCACGCATGGTCTGCGTCTCGGAGTTGTTAGGAACCTCAACGTCATCTGCAATGATCTCGTCGGCGCGGCCACCCGTAAGCTGACCGAAGATCCCTACGGACTTGACCGAGGGGCTGTGGTCGGCACGCGCTGGGCCTACGTCGAAGCTGATCTTGGACTGCCGCTGATCGGCGCGGGGGATCAGGTGCTTTAGGATGTCCATGTCGTTGATAAGACGAAGGGTGAAGGTGGAGAACTGATCGGCGCGTTCCTTGGAAGCGGACACGACCATGATCTTAAGCTGAGGGTTGCGTAGTAATCGCCAGCACACGTAGGCCGAGGTGATCCAGCTCTTGCCAACACCACGGAAGGCTTCGGTGATCATCCGGCGTGGGCCATACTGCAGCCAGCTTGCGATGTCGAACTGTACGGGTGTGGGGTCTGGCAGCATGAGGTGCCGCCACACGAGGATCAGAAAGTAGCGGAGGTCTTCAAAGATCTTCCAGTCTTCCTCTGGGTACTCCTTGCGCCACCACTTGACGTCGTCTTTAATGGCCATACGAGAGATGTCCTTTGGGCACGCCTAAGCCGCCCACAGGGACTGCAGGGGCTAGGCTGTTGTGATTTCAGGGGTAGGTGTGGCCCCTGTTAGTTAGGGGCGCTGTGTGGACGCCTCAGTGGGCGTACAGGTGGTCGTCGTTGTCAGGCAGATCAGGAAGGCCATCGACCAGTGATTGCATACCGGGTGTCTTGCTGCCGTCTGCTTGAATGCCGTTGTCCTTGAGGAACTGCCGGATCACGTTGAGGTCGCTTGCTGTCAGCGTGTCAGGGCTTTCCAGCTTTGACTTCATCGCCTCAGCCATCTTTCCATGAAGGACAGCGAGCATGTCCTCTGTTGCTTTTGATTTATCGCTCATAGTTGGTTCCATATGTCTTTGAGGAGTGTGAGTGCCACTGAACCAATGGCGGTTATGGCAGCGAGAGCGCCTAAGCGCTTCCACTGACCCTTCTCCAGCTTTCGGATGCGCGTCTCGTGGTCATCAACAACAGCCTTTCGATCCCTTAGGATGTCCAGTATCTGTTGTTGAGCGCCCTCAAGACGGCCTAGGCTGCGGTGGATGCTGTCTGCGTCCACTTAGAAACGGGTCCAAGTCCCGGCACCTGCATCAGTCAGACGATAGGTGTCTGAGCCAGCCATGATGTTTGGGTCGATGTAGAGGTCACCATTGGTCAGCGTACCGGGGAATGTATTGCCTGCAGGTGAGTTGTAGCCAGTGATGCGGCGGCGGAGGTTGTCCATTTCTTCGTACTGGTACCCAACGATAGCATCGTTTGAGAAAGGGATCGTCCCATGTGCGAACGCATTGCCGCTGGCAAATACTGTGTGCTGTGTGCTTGAAGAGAACCCGTGCTTGAACAACGTAGTGTCACCAACTTTGTTATCGCGGATGAAGTAGGTCTGGGTTGACACAGCGTTGGAATCGAAGAAGCGAGCGTTTGCAAGGTTCTGGTGGGCCGCGTAGTGCCAGTCAACACCTTCAACGATGATGTTAGATCCAGACAGAGTCCCGCACTTAAAGATAGAGGGGTCTGCAGCACCATCCGGGTTAGCGCCAGCCATGCCGTCATCAAGGTATGCGAGTATACCAGAGAAGCGCAGGTTTTTACCACGCTGGATGTCCACGCAGTAATCCCGCGCATTGATGTGCCCAGACAGCATTGTGAAGCCGGGTTCGTTCGAAGTCCCCCGGAGTTGTACGCCAGTCCGCGAATAGTTCGCTGTGCAGTTTCGCAGTATACCGCCTTCTGCAGATCCGTTTGTATCAGACACAAAGGCCGCGCCTTCTGTGCCATCAATAAGACCACCACCACAACGGAACATACAGTCTTCAAAGAAGAAGCCATAGACTTCCTTGAGGTGACACGCGCTCTCAGGGACGAAGGCGAGCCAGTTGTTGCGGTACTTATTTGCAGCGTCCGTCAAGTTGGCAGTCAAGAGCTGGTTTGAGCGCACGTTCTTTCCGTGTACAAACCATGCACCTTCAATGTAAAGCGGTCGGCTGAAATATCCCTGATCGTTGTTGAGGCTGTAGAACTCCACGTTCTCAAGGAGAACAGAGGTAAACCCGCGCAGACCCGGTGCAGGTGAGTGGATAATCTGGAGGCCGCGCCCGCAGTTAACAACACCACCCGAAATTGGAGATGCAGCGGAAAACGAGAGGTCTTTAATCTCAATGTCCATCGTCTTTGAAATGCTGGTGCATTCCAGTTTCAACAGGCCAGTGGAATTAACATCGCCGTTTGCCACAAGCGTGGCGTTGTTCCCGTCGATAATCAGCTTTAGGTCAGTGGAAGCAGACCACGTTACCATAGCGTCCATACGAATGAACGCATGTGGTGGCATTACCAAGATTTTCTTGTCTGTGATCGCCGTATTAATGGCAGTCTGCATAGCTGCGGACTTGTCTGTGCCAAGGTCTGTTGCGCTAACATAGTCATCACCATGAACGCCATCAGAAACGGCGAAGTGATAAGTCTTATCAATCCACTCCGCGTTCATTACGTTAGTGGGTAGCATCGCATAAGATACTGTGGTTACCATTTTCTATTCCCTAGTAATACTGGTAGTCAACGACTACTGATGTTACACCATCCGGCCAGCCGCCTGTGATGGTTACTGTTTCGCCTGAGACTGTGAAGTCTGATGGTCTCTGACGGATACCGTCTAGGTACACTTGCATGTCTGTTGTAGTTAATGGGGTTTCCGAAACAACAACGGATGGTCCTGTGCCTGTTACGGCGAACTCTTCTGTTGTCTTGATCGTGTTGGACAATAGCGTCCATACTGACCAGACGCCAGAATAGTACCGCCGCGTCCACACGGAGTCGCCAACTATTCCCCACCATGTCTGCATGGCTGTAGTTGGCCCAAGACTTTCGACGCGCAACAGCCCCCAGTGATTGGGATGTGGGAAGTCACCTGTTGTTGCTGTTGTTGTGGCGTGCCACCCAATGTGCAGTGTAGTGACGTTGATGTCTGTCGCGGTTCGGGCTGTGTTTCCGCCAAGTCCGAATGAACCATATTCCCCATCAACTTTGAGAAGGGCACCAGAAGTTTGGTCTATAGAGGACGTCTGTAACACTGGCCTGTTCAGGAGTACGTTGAAGTCCGTCGTACCAGCGACACCATCGTCACCTTGGATGCCTTGAACACCAATCACACCTTGTATACCTTGGATGCCCTGAATGCCCTGAATGCCATCAGAGCCTTGCGGTCCTGTCGCACCAGTGGCCCCAGCAGGCCCCGCAGACCCTGTGTCCCCCTTGGCCGCTACAAGCTGCCAGTAGGTCGCGTTAGTGGGCGTAATGCCCGGTGTGGTTCCGGTGATACAAACGTAGGATGAACCAAGGTATACGACGCTGTCGAGCGCGATGTAGGAAGTAGCTGCGCTGTAGTTTCCTCGTGGGAACATGCGGACGCGGCCAATGTTTAGAGTTGCCATTATAGGCTCCTTTTAGATTACTGACGTGTCGGCTTGCATGTCGCCGTTAGCGTCGATGTAGAGCGCCCCAGTTGCGAGCGATCCGACGTATTCAAGTGTGAGCATTCCTGTGTTCGTCACCGCGAAGTTGCCAAATGCCAGAGCCATAGGGCTGTCGCCTAGAGGGCCTTGGTCGCCTGTTGGACCTTTATCACCAACACCACCGGGTTCGCCTTGGATGCCCTGAGGGCCTGTGTCGCCAACAGTTACAATTCCAGCTGGGCCTGTTGGACCAACGCTGCCTTGAGCACCTTGGATGCCCTGCGCCCCCGCGACACCGATGACACCTTGTGGTCCTGGAACACCACGAGGGATGCTGAGTTCCATTGTACCAGTGTCGATGGAGTATGAAGCTATTGGGGTATCGGTGTAGTCCAGAGGCACTACCGTTACGTTCAGATCGGAAAGCTGATTACGGATCGCCACAACCTCGCCAAGACTTGAAGCCTCGTAGGTGGCAATAAATCCCAAAGGCACAGCGTCTGTCAGCTCCACCGGGGATGCTAGGTTGGTCAGGCGGCGGTCTTCGGCATCCCACACGGACCCATAGGCACGGCGGATGGCGTCGAAGCCTACGTCTCTGGCCTCCTGCGCTAGGTAAAGAGACTGCTGGTGGATAAGATCGAGATCGTCAGCCTCAAGGTTTGTTCCGTTGTTGAAGTTAATGAGGTCAGTGTCAGGTGTTACCCGATAGACCCGCACAAGTGCATTCAGTGCAGGAGCAGGTGAGATGTTGATTGTTGAAGATGAGTTGAACGTGAACGACACCTGATCAGCGTCAACCTCAACGAAGACGTGAGTGCGGTCTAGGTATGGAAACGGGATATTGAACAACGTGGTCGCGCCATCACCGAACGTGGTAGAGGTAGCTGTTGTCATGACTTACCAGCCCACCCGCTGTGACACGGGCAGGCTCCTTTCATTTTAGGATGGTTGGTTTAGGCGGCTACTTGCCGAGGTCGATCACACCACTCAGGAGTGAACGGGCGTTGGTCTGTGAAGCTGAGTAGCGCTCCACAACCGACTGGCGAAGCTCTGGATACAGGATCAGAAGCTCTTGCTGGGCCAGCTTACGGTATCCTGTGATCACGCGCTTTACCGCACGCAGTCGTGGGTCCATGTCTGGATCTGAAATGTCCCCTGTGCGTTCCCGGTTGATGTCGTATGTCGGGCTGCTGATCACCTTCTCCAGCTCTTGGTACAGCGTCCGACGTGATCCCGGTGCCCGCACCTTTCCGTGCAGCTCAAGGTATGTCTCGTACTGCTTAGGTGACAGGTCAACTCCACGTATGTTGCGGAGGGGTGCAGGGAAGCCTACATTGAGATTGGCCAGCTCGTCGAGCACCTTGTCCTTCTTCCACTCACCCTCGTAGATCGGGTTCATGGAGGCGAAGGCTTCGCCCAAAGGTGAGAACGCATCCTTACCCCAGCCCTTTGGATAGAAGATTGGCTCCCCAGTGATGAAGGAGCGCTTGGCTGGTAGGCTGTCTGAGTACCCCGGAATAGTGTTCTTGATGCTGTCCAAGATCGTGCGGACGTCGCGCATCGCGGGGTCTCCTGCCTTACGCATCTCACGCATAGCAGCAGACATCGGCAAGAAGCTCGCTGCCATTTTCTGCATGTACCCACCCATTCGCTGTTCTGGATCTGAGTATGCCTCAACAGCATCGGTCAGACCCTGCAGCCACGTCTTTGAACCGACGTTTTTGGCGACGGCAACAAGGCCAGCGTTTGCGATTTCACCAATCGTCTGCTCGTCCAAGTGTCCTGAGATTTCCGCAACGTCAGCGGCGATCCCGAAGAACATGGCGAACGGATCCAATCGTGCATAGGCGATGTACTTGTCACCGACCTTCACGCTGTAAGGTTGCCAGCCTGTGGCCATGAGCACCTTACGTTGTTCGAAGTCAGTAGGCCCAGACCCTGTGATCTTCCCCTCGTGTGCGGACAAGATAGCTGCTCCCCACATAAGGTTCCCTGTGGCCATCTTACCGCGAGCTGCGGCAACACGAGAAGGGTCAGCGCTCTTTAGATCCTCCATGAAGCCCTTGCTCAGACGTCGGATGAGAGGTGTACGCTGCACCCCTGCCACGAGGATGTTGGTCGGTGTGCGAACAAACGGCACGATGGTCTTCAGCCACGGATGATCGTTTGTCATCTTCTGGATAGCACGCGGCATGGACCCCTGACGAAGCTCATTGGTGAACGTCGCCTCGCGTGCGTGTGTTAGGTCGTCCAGAGACTTTGCAGCCCCGTCAGCACCGATGCCAGACCGCATACGATCAGCGACCCACTTAGAAGCGTCAGCCTTAGCGATCTGGCCCCCATCAATCATGCGTGTGGCCTGCCCCATGAGGCGGGCGTACAGACTTGAACGGTAGTTGAGCTGCTTGAACACCTCATCACCTGCCAGAAGGAACCGCGAAGGGAGGCGGATGGTTTCGCCCACTGCGTTGATCAGGTTACGGGCCACCGCGTTCTCACTGTTTGAGGTGATCGCACGGAAGTCGCTGCCATTGGCCTCAAGGATTGCGGCCTCTGGATCAAGAATGTTGCGGCCCTTACGGAATGCAGCTGCAGCAGCTTTGAAGCTGTCCTTCACTGCTATAGAGAGGCCAACGTACTGGTTGGCCCCCTCACGCATCATCTCCCGGTTCCCAGCCATAGCGCCGCCTAGGAACTTCTCAGCTGGTAATAGAGCAGACTGAAAGCCATTGGAGATCATGTTGATCATGTGCGTGCGTGGGCCGGATAGAAGCCCGTTGATGCGGACCTCGTTTGTGACTGCCCAGAAGCCTTTCGCTTGGCGATTGGCGGCGATACGCATCACCCCAGAAGCCCCGTTGCCAGCTGCCTTACTGAGAACGATCTGCATGGCGAGGTCATCAATAGCCTTGCGTCCCCCGGCAGCGTGCAGGCCATCCTCCATCTGTTTGAGGATCGAAGAGCTGGCAAGTTCACCCCCGGTCAGGATGTCTTCGGTGCGGATCCTGCCAGCTGCTGTTGTCTGTGCAGCCCCCTTGATCACGGACTTAAGATCCCCTGCAGTCTCCAGCAGACGGGATTGCAGGCGTACCATTCTGGAATAGTCTTCCACCACGCCGACACCGTTTGAGATCTTAACTGCCAGCAGCTCAACCTCACGTGAAAGGCTTTGGACCAGCATCTTACCAGCGATGACGATGCCCTGCTGTTGGCGTGCATCCTTTGCCATAGCGCGGAGTGACCCGTCGATGACCTCAGGGGAGACGTCAACACTGTCCCCTAGGAACGCCATAGCCTCGCTCCGCATCTTGTCGAAGGTCTTTGTATCCTGCAGGGCGCTCTCTGGGATCGCGTCAGAGGCCATGTTCAGGTACTCTTTGATCGACGTCTCACTGTCCATCGTGTCGAAGTTGAACAGCTTACCCTCAACATATGCGTCAGGGTTCGTCATGGAGCCTGCACGCTGCATCCCCATCTCAAAGTCGATTGCAGATTGGAACGCTGCTACGTCCACAGGCTTCCGAGGGGCCACTGTGGATCCTGGGATTTTTGCGTCAGGGGCAGTTGGTGTTGGTGTAGGTGCTGCGTCACCCCCGTATACTTCCACCTTCTTAGGGCCAGCCCCAGCGTGTTGCAGGTTAGGGTCGGTTGTTGCGTCAAAGAGGTCAAGCTGTAGTGCCTCTGGGTTCTCGTCAACGATCTTGGCAATCTCAGCCTGCATCGTCTCAGCCGCAGCGATGTCTCCATCAGCCTGCTGTACCACCTTGGCCCGCTTGAACGAACGAGCCAGAAGGAACACACCCTCAGCCGCCACACCAAGCCCTAGGCCCTCTACCGCGTTCTTGAGCTTACCTTCCAACACCGTGTCATCCCCGTCCGCAGACAGGTACGCAGTGATGGGGTCAGACAATCCGAGATTATCCCGCAGGAAGTCGGAGAAGCGGTCCTCGTGGGCGTCGAAAGCCACGAAGTCAGTTGCGGCCCCGCCAGTCAGGCCCTTGACGATTACGCCCTTGCCGACACTCATGGCCTTGCCAAAGGTGGCGTAGGCTGTGACGAACTGTGTGATGCCCTTTGTCAGGCCACCGGGCAGCGTCTGTGTGTCAGCTACCTCAGGGAGGCCTACGCTTCCTTCATCCCCGAACAGGTCGCGCGTCTGCCACGCTGGGACATCATCGCGTGCCTTGACCTCTTCTGTGGTCAGCCATTCGAAGCCGTCAGTCTTGGTGTAGTAGACGTCCTTCCCGCCTGTGATCAGGTTCCCAAGGCCCTCACCAGCCCACTGGACTGTGTTAAGGGTCTCTTGTGCTGCGTCACGCACCCCGCCGACGACACCAACACCGATGTCGGCCATGTAGCCCCTGCCTGTTTCATCGGGGGCCAAGTCAAGTGTGATCTCTTGGGACGGAGGGGTTCCACCGCCGACGATCTGCCCCTGTGCATCAAGGACAGGAAGCGGAGGGAGTTGTGCCCCACCAGCTGGCTGGCCCTGTGCATCAAGGATTGGCAGTGGAGGCTGTTGTGTTGCACCACTGTCCCCCAAGATTGGCAGAGGTGGTAGTTGGGTTGCCCCTGTTTCGTCGGCCATGCGTTATTTCCTTTGGGATTATTTGGGTGGTGTGTAGCCGTACAGCGTCCATACCTGTTGGCGGTACGCATCTGTAGTTAGGCCACTGTCTGCTGCAGCTTTTGCAATGCCAGCATCTGAGTAGCCCGCAAACGGATCGGCTACGGTTTCGACACCGGATGCCACACTGTCGAGTTGTGTCTCGGACTGCTGGCTGTACAGGTCAATCGGCTGATATTCTGACTTCTTCATCAGCTCACGCCGGGTATCACGAACGAACTTTCTCAGCTTAACGACAGAGGTCTCTGGGTTGTCCTCCAAGAAGATCAGGATCTCGTCCAGAAACTCTTCTTCGTAGGCCATCGCAGCTTTGAAGCCGTCACCAATGTTGTTGCCACTGATGTCTTTCAGGATGCGTCCGTCCGAGATTATGCTCGCACCGTCGTCGATCATGCGCCGAACGCTCTGGTCGTTGATCTTGTCTTCGAACTTGGCGACCCTTTCGAGGTCATCAAACAGGGCCATGCCCACAGACGACGGGTACTCGGTGCCAATGCCTTTCAGGATGCGTAGCTCCATCTCGTCCTTCGGGAAAGAGCTGCGATTGATGGCGAGACGTAGCTCACCGACTTGCTCGTGGTTGGTGTTGACGGTGTAAGTCTCTTGCTGGAGCTGGCGCTGCAGGTTGTGCATCTCCATTGCGAGGGAAGGCTCCCCCGCCTCTGTCAGAGCACTGATCATTTTCTTGTGGTCCCCGAAAGGGTCACTCATGATCGCCCTGTATCCCGCCTGCTTCATCACCCGCGTCTCTTCAACGCGCTGTTGGTCCTCTACGATCTTGGCGCGAGAGTCTGTCTCCCACGCTTCGTCGTCGATGTCCTCTGCAGCCTTGCGTCGTGCCTCACGCACCCAAGCGATGTTGCCAAGGGGACCGTGCCCAGTGTCGAGTTGTTCAAGGACTGTGAGCATACTGGAGTCCCCAGAAGCCATCGCCTGTTCGATCACCGCGTGGACGGCCATCTCGTTGACCTTCTTTGGGTTCATCCCATTGGAGACCGCTGAGTTGATCATGCTTTGGATGTCGTGGGTGGCTGTGTCTTGGTAGTTCCCTGCGACAGGTGCCCCGCTATCGAACTCATGGATGGCCTGGACCAGCTCGGCCTGCATGGCGTTTCCATAGGATCCCCAAGCGTTGTCTTGTCCAGCGCCGGGTTTAACGAGGTCGATGTGGAAGCTGTCACCCATGTATTCAGGACCAAGGCCGAAGCCTTTTGCGCCATTGCGGGCTGCAGTGATCATGAACTGGCGGGAGCGAGGATCGTCAGCCTTCAATCGGTTACCCTGTGGGTCCACGATGTAGAAGTCAGCTGCGGTGCCAGTCTTGTGGCGCGTTGATCCGTGCTGCGGCTTGTCACCCTCCTGCCCTGAACCAACAACAATGCGCGTGCCCTTGCCTAGGACAGCCTCAGCGGATGCGCCGAGGACGTCGAGGATCTCATCATTAGGGCGATACGGGCGGGCCTTGCCCTCCAGCTGGAACTCAAACTCGACCGAGTGGGACAGGTTCGAGAGCACGGGAGGGCTATAGGGACCGCTGTTGCCCATTAGGGCGAGGCCTAGGCCAGCACTGAACTCGTCTTCGAACTCACCCATGCGTGCCTTTGAGCGGTACGACATATGGTGGCTCATGAGAGCTTGTTCAGCCTGTAGCAGCCTAGGTGTGAAGGCCTCTGCGGTAATCAGCGGGTCGATCCCGTCAAGGCCTTTACCTTTGGTGTAAGCCACCGTCTGGTTCTGCATCCACGCCTGCACAGCTGCAGGGTCATCCATGCCCTGAACGCCACCTTCGTTGTCCGTCCACTGTTGTTGCATGTGGGCAGCGAGGCCGACCCCGATCCGGGTAGCTTTCTGGGACACGAGGCCCCGACGAAAGTGGGGTGATGCCCCAACCAGATCGTCAGCTTTGCTGGTGCCGTTGATCTTGTCTGTTGCTCTCACCTCAGTGATCAGTTGCTGCCACCCGTTCTTGTTGGCCAGAAGGCCTGAGGATGGATCCGTGAACTGTGCGGCTGTCATGCCAGCAGCGAACTCACGCTCGGCCAGCTCTTTGTTGCGCGATCCCAAGAACCTTTGAAGCTCTGGGTTGATACGCGACAAGGACTGGGCAAGGCTTTGCAGCCCGCTGGTTTGTGGGGCTTCCAGACGTGGTGCTACGAAGGTGTCGACTGGTGCCGCTACGGGCGTCAGCGACGGGTCTGAAACGACTTTTTGAACCATCGTCTGGTTTCCTTATAATGAGTACGACCCAGTCTGTGGATCACGAACTGCGAATGTTTCGAATGAGCTTAAGGCTCCAGCCCCAAACTCTAGGGCTGAACCGAGAAGGCTCGGTCCTGCCACCGGATTGAGTGGCATAGTGTTGATGCGCCCTTCGGCCTGTGACTGTAGGCCCTGACGGCTACGCTCTAGCTGGTCATTGGTGAAGCCGAGCTGCTGCATCTGCGTGTCAGCATATGAGCTGTACTGCCTGTCATAGTCACTCAGCAGTGCGTCCATAGACAGCCCTGAGCTTTCACTCGTTGCTACTGCGGTTGACGTGGCCTCACGGGCCTTTGTCTTTGCGTTCTGGATACGAAGCGCTGTTGATGCACTCTCTTGTTGCTCGCGCTGTTGTAGGCTGTCATTCCCGTCGATCATCGCCTGTACGGCGGCGTTGCGGGTGTTCAGGGCATTGGTCTCTTGGGCCTTTACCTGTGCGGTCTGGTTCTGCTTCTGGGCCATGTAGCTGACACCTGTCGATACCAACGTCAATGCCAGTGAAGCCGCCATCATCGTCGTAGCGGACATAGCGCCTATGGCACCAATAGCTGCTGGGAAGCACATATGGTTCTACCTCTTAAATGGGATTACGCGGATCTTATCCACGCCGTAGTTGCTGATTGGATCGCCTAGGTCGAAGCCCATGAATTTGATCAGGCGGATGTGTAGCTTGTTGCGTGCGTCTACGACGTTCTCAAGTCGCCCATGCTTCATGGTCATGGCCGTGATCCATGCACGTCCGGTCGTCGCCAGCTCACGTGCATTGGTCTTTATGTCAGGGGCAGACAGCATCCACACAGCTCCGTAGGAACCTGTAGACACGACCCCTGCGACGAGGCTAACTGTCCCCTGTTTGCCTACCCCGGTGATGCAGTCCGTAGATTGCATGTAACCGAGGGAGAGGGCTTCCAGTGGCGAGAGGCCAGCCATAGACTGGACCTCCCGTTGATCTTCCACCCGCATCGTGTTTGCGAGTTCTAGGATGTCGTTTGGTTCTGTTTTGCGGATCATCTGAACCCCGAGGTGTGACGACTGTACCGTCCCTCCCACTCGGCAGCGGTGAAGCCACTCGGCAGGAACGTGTCGTTGATTAAGGTTACGCTGAACTCCCCTGCCTTAGCTTGGACAGGCACACGCAGCACGCCTTGGACCGTGTTGATCTGGCCTAGGATTGTGCTCTCGTTGCCTAAGGTCACGCCAGTCAGCCCGTAGTTCAGCGGGTCTGATGCGTACTCTTCCCCTAAGCGCCCGGTGGCTTTCACCTCGACGCGGAAGTATCCTGTCTTTGCGTAGGCCACGAGCCAGCGGCTGATCTGTAGACGGCCAGCGATGACTGAGGCTACACCACCAGAGCTAGACTGGGCTTTGATAACAGGCTGCGAGAAGGTGTACTTGTGTGCGTATTTCACACCAGCGAAGAACTTCATGTTGGCAGCTAGGCCCGACACCGTAACCAGTGTTCCACCTCCAACTGGGTCCACAATTTGGGACACCACCGTGAGGTTCTTCCCCGGCCCGGTAGAAGACGTACCGTCCCCAACGCGGGTGGCTACAGCTAAAGGTGCAGTGGTTTCATACGAGAGGCGGAACGTCGTCCTGCGTGCCCCCGTGTCTTCAACCAGATCGGTAACACTGGTCTCATCAACTCGGCGGTCAAGGTGGTACACAATCGTCTCACCTTCCTCTTCTCGGCCCTTCCCAAGGTCCATGACTTCGAGGTACACCCCGTCAGCGTATTCCGTGAGCAGGATGAGTTCGTCGCTGATGAAGTCCACGCTCCGCACCACACCGTCTTCTGGCATTGTCCATCGGGACCAGCTTGACTGCAGCTTCTGTTGTCCATTCCAGTGGTACTTGTAAACGAAGATCGAACGTGGATCACCAGAAGATAGAACCACAGCCATACCAGCACTCTCAGAAGCTGACACTTTTGTAATAGGCGCAGGGATATATGTGGGGACGTGTTCAGTGATCTCTGCTGCATCAGTCTCAGCGCTATCCTGCATGACGTAGTATTCATAGACAGCTCCAAATGTGCCTTTGTTGACTGGGAAGAACAGCGTCCGTCCAGCCCCAACAGGCGCAGTGTCCCCTCGGCTCTCATAGTCCGACAGGGTCTTGATTGTTGGCGGCTTTCCAGCTGCGAGGTATTCGTCTTCGATAACGAACTGTCGTTGATCAGAGAACAGAAGAACCTTCTTGTTGAACAGCACTGCGTAGTTGAGGCTGGTTACAGAGGTTCCCGGTGACGACACGTCGATAGGACCGTCGTCTAGGACTGTGATCACTGTGGCTGCGAAGAAGTTGAAGAAGTCGTTTGATGCTGACATACTCACGGTGTCAGCGCCTAAGAAGCACAGGCGGCGTCGGTCGAAGTAAACGTCTCGGATGGTTCCGCCAACGAAGGACGGCCAAGGAGACGTATCCACGTCACCAACCACGCGCCGCCCCCAGTTGATCTGTCGCAGCTCGAAAGACCCATCGACCATCCGTACCAGTGAGTGTGGCATTGTGGCTGGGTTGAGTGCCGTAAGTGTCCCCGGTGCTGTGGTCTCTTCCCACACCCCACTGTCGTAAGTGAGGGATGCGTTGTTGGGGATGAACTTAAGGTAATAGTCGTCTGTCTCGGACCCTTCGTCCCCGGTGACCTTAACCAGAAAGTTCCGCTTGCCTACAACAGGGAGATCGGTGAACCGCTGGATACTGTCTGTAATTGCCTGCGTCTTGGTGTTGCCATCATCGTCCGTAAACTCCAGCTCGAATGCAGAGTTGTCGGACTTCGTGATGTGCAGGATTGGCGAGTAAGAATTAAACAACCACCCAGTCGGGAGACTGCCCAGAAGTTGAGCCTTAAGGGCCTCTATAACTTCATCAACAGACACTGAAGCATCAGCATCTGCAGAAGCATCGGTAGTGTAGCTGGCAACCTCAGTCCCATTGATACGGACTTTGTAGGTTACGTCATAGTTCACTGCCTTTACAAACAACATAGCCTCTTCAATGGGAGCTGGAGCTGTCACGGTGAAGGTCTCAACAATGCGCTTGCGGTTCACGATGAACGTGTAGTCAGCGACAGTGATTGCCCGTAGGTCAAGAGCGGCATTCGTCGAGCTGATGTAGTTGGTTCCTGCCGGATACGTGACAGACCGCTCTTGACCTGTGGTCACGTCGTAGACAGCGATCCCTGTCCCATCAGCAATCACACTGTACCGTTCAGCGCTATCTCGGTTGATGGTGTGGAAGTACGCGCCCTGTGCTGTAGCAACTGTCAGCTTTGCCCTGAACTTCGTCGGAGGGCGTTTGATGTTGCCCTCAACAACGGACGAAACAGCGTTCTCCTGTAGCTCTGCCTGTGAGGCCATACGCATGGTAACAGCCTGCTGGCTCACGCCGTTCATCAGGTTTGGGAGTTGTTCAGAAACAAGCGTCATGCTGCTATCCTATGTTAGATGCCAGAACTCAGGCGTAGATCGGATCATGTTGAGATCTTCATCGTCTGCGTGCTGTTCAATGAATGTTGCACGTGCTCGCATCTCAGATGCAGCCGTGTATCTATGGAGTGCCTCGGACCCGATAGTCGCGTCTTGGAACTCACGACAGGCGCGGTGTGTGATGTAGTATCTGGCACTCTCAGGCAGGTCTTCAAAGTCCAGCATGAATATGACCTTGGCCTTGATCATCTGGTTGAAAACCTGTGTGTGGTTCTGTCGGTCGTACAGCTTCCCACCACGCCAGACCGGATCCACTCCAGGGTATGCGTCCCGGTTGATGTCAACGGAAAGCGCGTTCTCTGGGAGGGTTATGGTGCCTGTCCCAAACACTGCGCCGGGGCTGTCGTCAGCTGTCATAAGCAGCGGGTAGTCATATTCCGTGTTGAACTGCCAGCCTTCCAGTAGGACAGAGCGCAGGACTTGATCCAACACGAGAAGAGCGTTGGCTGTGTCAAGCCCGCCTATGCCAGCTATGGTTGTTACAGGGGCTTCACCAACAGCACGCAGCAGCTGGTTCACCGCGTCGAGTTTGGGTGTAGGTGTGAGTGCAGTCATGGGAGCCTCGTCTGTGAAAAAAAAGGGGGGCCAACGCTATTAACGTCAGCCCCCCATTGGAGATCTTAGGTGCGGGTTTAGGCCACAACACCAGTGGCGATCTCGATTGCACACTCAGGACGCAGAGGACCGTGGCCCATTGCGTACTTGCCGACCATCAGCGTACCTTGGTACATCAGTTCGTAGTCAGCGCCAGACTTCTGGATCTGTAGGTCCATCAGCTTGACAGTACCAGCAGCAGCTTTCTGGAAGACCAGACCTGCCGTGGTGGTGAAGTCGCCGTTGTAGGCGTTTTGCTCGCCAGTTGCAGCCGCAACAACAGCCGAAGGGACGTTGTTAGACTTGTGCAGCTGGATGCCGTTGATCTCAGGCAGTGTGCCCTTGGCATAGGAACCAGCGCCGCCCCAGTCACGGTTCAGTGCGTCCTTCTGTTGGACCAGAAGCGAGTGTTGAGCAGGCTTGAACACGCCGTAGCGCTCGCCTTCCCACACGTCTTTCTCGTCGAAGGTTGTGCCAGCATCAAAGAGCAGAGAGGCAAGAACAGCGCCGTCAGTCTTTGCAGCAGCATTTACCAGACGCGAGCCACCGGGCAGGTCGTCGATCTTGTTTGCGGAGCGAGCGGCCAGAGCGATCACGCGGGCGACTTTCAGGTCGAACTCACGGGACAGAGCAGCACCAAGCTGTTTGGTGTACTCAGAACGCACGTCGTAGTGGTTCTTCGCTTCTTCAAGCTCGTCGATGAAGACCTTGGAGATCAGGCGGTTGTCGATGTTGATCACGGTCTCGTTGGCTTTGATCTTTTCACCACCGACGATAGGCGTGCCAGCAACGTGGTAGGCTGCGGAGGCTTTGCCTGTGTGGTTGAAGGAGGCCGATTTACCCTGCGTGATCGTCCGCACAGTGTGCAGAGGCATGAAGATGTTCATCTCGTTGAAGGCAGTCAGCACTTCACCAGCGAAGGTCTTCAAGAACAGAGCGTTAGCAGCGGCGAAGTCAGCTGGAGTAGCAGCGTTGATAACACCGAGTTGGGAGATAATAGCGTCAGCCATTGGGGTATTCCTTAGTGAGTTTTCGGGGATTGCGTCCCTTCGACTTCACACTCGCTTTCCACAGGGTTGTCCTCCGCAGAGGGCCAAGCGCTGCTTGTGCTGTGTCATCAGGTGCCAGCTCGCTAAAAAGCGATGGTGACTTCCGATCTCACTTAAGGTTGGGTGGTATATGTCCTCGGCCCAGACCGTGACCGTCATTACGGCAGCTTGGTCTTGGGCTTCGGGACAATGGCGCTAAGGCATACCGCTGCGGTGGCGGTTCTACCTATGCTATGGTGGTGGGTAATTAACAGAGCTTGGCGAAAAGCTCATTGTGGTCACCGATCTTGTTAAAGTCGGAGGCGGCGCTGGGTGGCCACTCTTGTTTCGTCAGCCAATCCTTGGTTGCTTGATCAAACTCAATGGCCTCAGCCCAAGTGCATTCCTTTGGAATTACCGGGGTGGGCCTGTCGAGGAAGCTACATGCGGTCAAGAATGCTGGACTTATCAAGAGGCACAGGGCGAACGCGAACTTCATAGGCCTGTTCCTTTATTTGGTGGGTGATGGTCTTGGTGGTCAGGTCCGCGACCTCGTCGGAGAGGTGCTTGTTCCGTACCGTCAGGATCTTCCAGAAGATGAATGCGACTGCCCCCACTGTGGGGAGCAGCCACTTGCGGATCTGTTTGATGCAGATCAGGATGGATGCCATCACAGCTAATTGTCCCGATCCGAAAGGCGGTTGGCCGGGGAGGCTTTGGCAGTCTTGGTCACCACACCAGCAATGAGTTCGACCACCTTGTAGATCTTACCAAGGATGATGTCGTCAGCTGGGGTTGGCGTAAGGTTCACAATGACCACCGCCAGACCGTGCAGTGATGCAAGGCAGATGGAGATGGTGTTCACGTGAACCAGAAGGAAGGCGATGAGTTCCATCAGCGTACTCCTAGGACCGCCTGCGATGACGAGGCCAGTTTCTTCTGGACGTTGTCACGGAAGGCAGCGGATGTCTTGTATTCAGGCTTGGCCATGTCTTCCAACAGCTGTGCCTCAGACTCGTAGCCAGACACTGCTGCCGGGGTCTTGCCGCCGATCAACTTAGGCTCAACGCCAACAGCTTTTGTGTACCGGGCGTGTGCCTCGGCAACGGCAGCTTTGGCTGTCTCTGGGTCGTTCAAGGCAGCATTGAAAGCGTCTGCCTCAGTTTGGGTGTAGGTCGATGCCATGTGCTTTGTCATGGCGGCATACCCATCATCACCCCCAGCCAGTGCCTTCACCGCAGAGATCTGTTCTGCAGCAGACGCTGCGACAGCTTCCTGTGCAACAGCCGCGTCAGCGTTGGACGCAACCACACCACGAAGGTAGGCCTCGACAATCTCTTTTGGAAAGCCAGCAGCGTTGAACTTGTCCATCGTTTCAGGCGTAAACTTGCCGTCATTGTCGGTGAACTCTTTCTGGACGTCGGCCACCGAAACACCAGCCGCTGTCAACGCATTGTCAACGACAGTTCCGTAGCCACTCGCTTTGGCGTCATCAGCCTTTGGTTCAGCTGGATCTTCTTTGACAGGCGCGTCATCAACAACAGGAGTCTCAGCTTCTGCTTCTTCGGCTGGGGCCTGCCCGCCCATCTTCTTCTCAAGGGCTGTGTATGCTGCGAGAAGGTCTTCGTTGGTCTTGAACTTACCACCGATCAGGGGGTTGTCCGCAGCTTCCTTAGCCGCAGCCGCCTCTGACGCAGCAGCTCCAGTGTCCACGGTTACGGTAGCGGCTTGGGCACCCTCGACCACGGTGATGTTCGCGCCATTGTCATTCACGTCGCTCATGTTCAGAAGTCCTCACGTGTGGTTCCGCCAGTCAGTTTGATGGCTTTGGCTTTCGATGTCTTGACGGCCTTCGCTGGCTTAGGCGGCGACTGCGGGGCCTTGGGGGCTTGGGGGTTGTCCATCTGGTGCTTGTCCTTGCTGTAGTTGTTGGGCGATCATTGGCCCGACTTGCTTCATCATCTCAGGTGCGAGGTTCTGCATTGAAGCAGTCTGTTGATCCTGCTCTTGCTTGGCTGCACGATCTGCAGACGAGATCAGGAGGCCTTTGGTTTCTATGCCGTCAGACACGGCGAGGCGGGATGCGAGTTCATCCAAGTTGATGTAGCTTTCGAGCTTTTCCTTACCCACGAGCTGGGCAATGGTCTCGGCGTAGCGCATCAGCTTGTCGCGGTCGTGCCCACGTCCAAGAGCAGCGAAGCCTGTCACGATGACTGGCTCAACACCCTCGGGAAGCTGTGGCATTTTCCCACCCTTACGGAGCAGGAATAGACGACGACGCACGAATGGCAGCTGGAAGTCTTGG